TTTTAGGAAATAGAAGGAGGAATTATGATTCTTACAATTGGCATGGCCACATATGATGATTTTGATGGAGTTTATTTCACTTTACAAGCATTAAAAGCATATCAAGATTTAGAAGATGTAGAATTGGTTGTGGTTGATACAAAAAAAGAATCTTGTAAAGACACAGCAAATACTTGTAATGCTCTTGGTGTAAAATATTTTCATAGGCCAGATAAAGTTGGAACATCTGCTTCAAGAAATCATGTGTTTGAAGTAGCAACTGGCAAATTTGTAATGTGTATTGACTGTCATATTTTGTTAGTTAAAGATGCTGTTAAAAAATTAAAAGAATACATTTATGAAAACATTGATAGCAAAGATTTAATTCAAGGCCCATTGCTCTATGACGATCAAAGAAATGTATCAACACATTTTAAACCTGAGTGGCGTGGCCAAATGTATGGAACTTGGGAAACAGATTTTAAATATTTTACTGAGGAAAAGTTTGAGATACCTATGCAGGGTCTTGGTTTATTCTGCATGAGGAAAGATGTTTGGCCAAAATTTAATTCCAACTTTCGTGGTTTTGGTGGTGAAGAAGGATATATTCAAGAAAAAGTAAGGCAGAATGGTGGAAAAGCCATATGTTTATCTTGGTTAAAATGGATTCATAGGTTTCCAAGACCAAAGGGTGTTCCATATCCATTAGATATTAAAGATAGAATTATAAATTATTTAATTGGATGGTCTGAATTAGGAATGAATTATCAAGAAGTTTTAGAGTTTTTTAACAAATCTTTAAATACAAATCAAATAGGTGAAGTTCTTAAAGAGTTTACAAAAGTTTTAGGAACTCCAATGTCAATATCTCCTGCCAAAGACTATAAAGTAAGTAAAGTTGCTTATATATTGGATGACGAAAGTAGTGAAACTTATAAAAATTTTAATTGGGAATACCCAAAAATAACTTTGCAAGACAATTCTTTTATTTCAGCAATAAATGATTTTGTTTATAGGGATGAAGATTATTGTTTGATTGTAAAATCTGGTGAAATAATTGATTTAAAAACTATACAAAAAATTGATGAGTGGATTGTAATTAAACAAAAAACTTTAAAAATAGGTTCTTTAAATGAGATTGAAAAAAATTCACTCAAAAGAAAAAATGATTTTTTCTCATACAGAATTGCAGATGATATAGATATAGATGAAAGTGGTTGTTTGATTATAAGTAGAGATTTTGCAAAAATTATATTAAATAAAAATCAAAATTTAAAATTATCAGATGTTGCAAAAAAAAATAATGTTGCACCATTTGTTTTAACAAAAAAAGAAATTTTATATAGGGTGAATCCAAACTTAAATCATTTAGACAACATATCTGGAGGTTTAGATTTTTGTGACATTAGAGAAATTGTTTGGGTATCAAAAGACAGATGGTGTTTAGATATTTCTTCTACATGTCTTCAAACTACATTATCGCTTTGTCAAAAGGGTCTTGGAATTGTAAGAGTCTACGACTTTCAAAATCAAGACAAAGAAAACCTCAAAAAAGAACTTGATATATTTGGTTATGCAAATTTTATTATTGCAGACTTAGACGAAACTATAGAGCCTCCAGAATATGGTGGTAGAGTTTTACTAATTAACTATGAAAATATTCCAATTTATTTAAAAGAATTTGCTTATGAAAAACAATCTTCATTTTTAAGAAGTGGAGATGTTTTAATAATTATTCATCCAGAAGAAGAAATTAAAGAAGTTTTTTCTAATGTTGCAGAATACAAGACTCAGTTTATTTCACACAAGTGTTTAATAGCAGTAAAGGCATAGGTTTTTATCGGTGTATTTATTGTAAGGAGTACACCATCATGGCAAAATTATTTACGCTTTCTGCTGATGTTAAACAAATCGCTCAAGATGCTATAGATGATCTAATAGATCAGCTTGGTAAAGATTGTCTTCTTTTATATCCAGCACTTCCAGAGATATGTGAAAACTGTGTTTTGGACCCAATTGGTAATAAATCATCAAATTATTGGATAAATGGTGGCCCTATACCATTTCCAAACGGTTCTATTTGCCCTTCTTGTAATGGTTCTGGCTATCACTTTAAGCAAATAACAAAGCCAATAAAGCTTCTTATTGGCAATAGTCCAGCAGAATGGTTTGTTAAAATGCCTTCTAACCTTCAAGTTCCAGCGGGAATGATACAAACAAAGGGATATGTTTCAAATTTACCAGATGTTTTACAATCAAGGAAGCTAATTGTGCAGATAAGCCTAGAACCTATGGTAAGATTCACATATGAACTCTATGGTGAACCTATTGATCAAGGAAACATTGTTCAAAATAGGTATTGGGTAGGAATGTGGAGCAGGGTGGGTGCTTAAATGAATAAATACACAGTTAGAATTGATGAAAATGAATTTTATAGTGCTGCAAACAAAGAAGTTTTAGAAGTTGTAAGCAAATCTATTAGCTTTGCTATTACAAAAACTAGAACGCTCTTTGTGCAAGAAATAAAAACAGCTTTAAGACAAGACATTGTTTATTTAGAGCTTTTAAATCATATTGATGGCATTCTTTATTACGATGTTGGTTTGGCAAATGCTGGACAAGTGGCAGAGCAAATAGTTGAACTAGTTTCAAGCTCAATACAACTTAGAAAACTTCCTGCAAGAAGGGATGATTTGGGTGGAATAGGATTGACTGTTTTAAAAGATGGCTTACAACCAATATTGTCTTTGCCAATGGGTTCCTATCAATCCAAGGGTGGAAAAGTTGATTGGTTAGATTGGCTTCTTACTGCTGGAACATCAGAAGTTATTTCTGGATATAGGGTTATGTACGGATTTTTTGACACATCAAGGACTGGACAGGCTATTATGGTTAAATCAAAAACTAAAGGATTTAGTATTGACCCCGATTATGCCGGAACAGAAGATGATAATTGGATAACAAGATCACTTAAAAGAGTTGAAGGAAATATATCAAACTTATTTCAAAAAGTTATAAAAGATTATATAAATACATAGGTGAATAATGGGAACACTGTCAAAATTTGCTGGAGTTGTTAATTATGGCGATCCATTATTTTCAGACACATTAGAATCATCTGTTTATATGTTTATGCAAGCAGCTTTTTTAAACATTGGTGCTTTTACCAATGTTGTTATACCCACTGGAACATACCCATCTGGTGTTGGATCACATTCTTTTGAGCCTTATAAGCTTAGATTGGCAAGAGATCCAAGATACACATCAGGAAAAGCTTGGGAAGGCATTAGATCTGAATGGGTTTGGGAGTCATCTGTTGATTATACAAATCAGCCAATATCTATTAGTGGTGTTTTTGTAAATAGCAGTTTTTATCCAAACACTTCTACTGGCCCATCTGGTTTTAAAATAAACTATCCAGAAGGCAAAATAGTGTTTAATACGGCATTACCAGCAACTTCAGTTGTTAAATGTGCTCATTCATATAGAAATGTTAGAGTTGCATCATCAGATACTAATTGGTTTCAGTCTGTACAATTCAATAGTTTTCGTGGAGATGATGTTCAATTTTCTCAGAAGGGTTCTGGAACTTGGGATGTATTGGCAATGAATAGAGTGCAGCTTCCTGCGGTTGTTTTAGAGTCATTACCAGCAGTAAACATGAAACCGTATGAACTTGGTGCAATAAATAGGACTCATTATCAAGATATTTTTATGCATGTTATAGCGGAAACGCCTTGGGATAGAAAACAAATACATGACATAATTGTAAATCAGTATCAAAAAAGAATATCTTTGATAAATAAGAAAAAATTATTGGCAGATAATAAATACCCACTTACTTTTGAAGGTAACATAGCACCTTCTGGCATAACATATGATCAAATGTTGACTACTGGATATAGTTTGCAGCCTGTTTCTTGGGATAAAATAAGATCTCAAGAACAAATTACTGCTCCACCAATGTTTGCAGCAACCATTAGGGTTACTTTCTCAATAGATTCTTTATGATTTTGGTGTATTTGTTAGGTGAGGGGCAGTCTTGTTTGGATAGACAATACACTTAGGAGAAAAGAAATGTCAAATAGAAGAATTTTTTATGCTTGCCAAGCTGTAGGCATGGGTAGTGATGGTACTCCAGTTGCTAGTTTTACTGAAGTTCGTGGTTTACAAAGCGTTGGTATTAATACCACCTTTAATCTTGAACAAGTTTTTGAAATCGGTATGATTTCAATCTATGAAAATATTGAAAATATTCCAAATGTCGAAGTAACTCTTGAAAAAGTTCTCGATGGTTTCCCATTGATTTATCATCTTGCTACCAGCGATAATTCTACTACTTCTACTCTTGTTGGTAGATCTAATGCAAAAGCTGGCCTAGCACTTTCTATTGTTAATGACACTTTTGAAGCTGCTTCTGGAACTCCAAACACAACTTGCTTTATCTCTGGTTGTTTTGTTAGCCAAGTTAGCTACAAAGTTGCAGTAGATGGAAACGCTACTGAATCAGTAACTTTAGTTGCCAATAATAAAACTTGGTCAACTGGCACAACTTGGACTGCTCATTTCCGACCAGCAGATGGTGGTGGTTGGGATGCTGATCCATATGTTGATGGTGCTGATGCTGCTCAAGTTGCTTCTGGTATTGCTCGTAGACAACATGTTGACATGATTAGTTCAACATTTCCAAAGTGTATTGATGGTATTAATGGATCAGGCAAAAATACTTTGGATGATGTTCTTAAATGTTATAAAACATCTTTTCAATCTTTTTCGACCTCTGCTAATCTTGGTCGTGAACAGATTCTTGAGCTTGGTCGCAAAGCACCATATTTCCGTTATGTTAAATTTCCAGTAGCAGTTACTTGCGAATTGGCAGTCATTACTAAAAATGGCGATCAAATTGGTGCAACTGAAGCTGGTGTTCTTGGTAATGGTAAAAACCTTAATGATGAAACCATCAAATTGGTTTTAACTGAAGGCACAGTTATTGATCTTGGTGGTAAAAATAAGTTGCAGTCTGCAAATTATCAAGGTGGTGGAACTGACGGTGGCAATGCTACTGTTACTTATAGCTTCCAAACCTTTAATGATTTTAATGTGCAACATAGTCAAGATCCTAATGTTGCTCTTAGACCATAAAAATAATTTTTTGATTTCAATAAACGAGTCGCAACTAACCCTTGCGACTCCTTTAAATTTTAGGAACATTGGATGGAACAGGCAATAAAGGAACTCTACATTAGTAGAATCATTTCTGGATTTTTTCGTTGCAAAGTAAACGGAAAAGTTTATCTAATAAAACAACCAGATCGCCACACAAGACATATCGCACAAGAGATATATTTAGAAGCATTGCGAGATGCTGAATTAGACGGATTATATAATGATAAAGAAATAAAAGAATTTTTATACGAAAACTCAATTTGGTCTGAAGAAAAAGAAAACGATTTAAAACAAGTGCAACAAGATATAGAAGATTATAAAGTAAAACTTTTTCAAGCAGCTTTCAAATCTGAAGAGAGAAAAGTGCTTAGACAATTTCTAGCTATGGCAAAAGAAAAACTGTCTGAGTTGTTAGAACAAAAAAATTCTTACAATCATTTATCATGTTCTGGAACAGCCTCAATGATGAGGATTCGTTATCTAGTGGGTAAAAGCTTATATCATGAAGATGGCACTAGGGTTTGGGAAAATGAAGATTTTTGGAAAAATGTAGAACCTTTGTTAGAAGAAGCTACAACAATTTTTATAGATAGTAGAATAAGTGAAGAAGACTTTAGGGAGATGGCTAGAACAGAGCCTTGGAGATCTACTTGGTCTTGCAAGAAGTGTGAAAGAGAAGTTTTTGGTGTTCCTACCGTAGATTTAACAGAAGATCAAAAATCTTTAGTGATTTGGTCTACTATGTATGATAATATTTATGAACACCCAAATTGTCCACAGCAGGAAATAGTTGACGATGATGATTTGATAGATGGGTGGATGATTGTGCAAAGGAAAGAAAGACAGAAAAATCAAACAAAATTACAAGTGGAAGACCTGATATCTAATGATAAGATTAAGAATAGTGGAGAAGTTTTTGTTATAGGGCAATCAAAAAGTGATCGGGAAAGAATTGATTCATTGAATGATGATAATGCAAGAAATATAAAAAGACAAAGATTGAAAATGATTCAACAAAAGGGTTTCTTAAACGAAGCAGACATGCCAGATACAAAACTTGATTTACAGATGCAATCTAATAAATTAAGGAGATAAAAATGGATGTTGAAAAACAGATGCAGGATGCGTTAAGATTAAGTCAGGAGGAAAATGAAAAGGGCAAAAAAAAATATCAATCAGATTCAAGGGCTAGACTTTTCAAAATTACTAGCACAAAAGTTAGAACTGCCTTTATTGGTGCGTTATCTTCTTTTGAGCAAAATTTTGGAGAGCTTTGGGGGCATCGTTTGTCAGAAAGTGAACTGACAGACGAACAGTTAGAATGGAAGCAATTATGGGAAGAATGTAGAACGGCAGTACTCAATAACGGCAATCATCAAATAAGAGCAGTAGAAAATGAGATGGGCCAGTATTTGATTTCTTGGAATAGACACCAGACTTTTCTAAAAACAAAGGAGGACAAAGATGAGTGTCAACGATAACAAGAAGGTTTTTAAGGTAACTCTCGATAGCAAAGAGATGGAATTGTGCGTAATTCGCCCTAATGTCAAACAACGACAAGAAGGGCAAAAGACATACAATAAGGCATTTCGTGATGCAGTCGAATCAGGTGCTATCCTTCGTGCGAAAGTAAACAATGTTATGCGAGAGCAGAACTTGTGGGATGATAATAAGGAAGCTCAGTATAAAAAATTAGTTGAAAAAATTAATTCTAATGAAAGAAAGATCAAGTCTGGCGGTATTAAACTGTCTGAGGCAAAGGACTTAGCACTCCAAATGAAGAAGGACAGGGCTGAACTTAGGTCGCTTACATCTGAGCGTTCTTCGTTAGATTCAAATACCGCTGAAGGTCAAGCAGATAATGCTCAATTCAACTACTGGGTTAGTGCTTGTACGGTGTATTCAGATACGGGTAAAACTTATTATGCTAATTATGAAGATTATCTAAATAGGGATGATGACCCAGTAACTAATCCAGCAGCAAGTAACCTAGCGTTGATGCTATATAACCTTGATCCAGACTATGAAAAAAAGCTTCCAGAGAATGAATTTCTTAAGAAGTATAAGTTTGTAGATCAAGACTTGAATTTTGTTAATAAAAGTGGTCACAGGGTTGATTCCGAAGGAAGATTAGTCAACAAAGATGGCAGATATATCAATGAAAAAGATGAACTAATTGATATTCATGGCAATCTGGTTGATGAAAAAGGGGAGTATATTGTTGAATTTACTCCATTCTTGGATGACGAAGGCAAGCCACTTGCCGAAAAAGCTGAGAAAGTTGAGAAAGTCGAGACAGTTGAAAAGGTTCAAGCAGTTGAGCCTGTCGAAAGTAAGTAATAACGGACAGTATCTTCAAAGATGGGTAGTGAGTAATCGTACATTTACGCTTATTCCCTGCCCTTTTTTATTGGGGTGAAAAAATGGCTTTTAATTTAACGGCACAGTTGAATGTAGCACTAAATACGGCATCTTTAAAAAATGCTGCTAACACCATCAACAGTCAATTGAAAGATGTTGGTGCAGTATCTTTGGGCATACCAAAAAACGATGGCGAAAGCTTAAAATACATTAAAGTACAAGCAGCAGAAGCTAGTACTGCTATGGAACAGTTTGGTAGACAGTCAGGTTTAGCTGCTAAAAGGTTCGTTGCTTTTACGCTTACTGCTGGAGCTATTATCACTTTTACATCTTCTCTAAAGCAAGCATTAACTGCTGCTGTAGACTTTGATCGTGAAATGGTTAGATTAACTCAAGTTTCTACAGACAGTGTTGGACAAGTTGGTGCTGTAGGTGCTGAAGTAAGTAGACTATCAAAAAACTATGGTGTTTCTAGCAAAGACTTGCTTACAACGGCAGTGACATTAAAACAAGCCAACTTAAGTTTAGCAGACACCAAAGTAGCACTTGAAGCATTGGCTCAAGCTGCATTAGCCCCAAGCTTTGATAACCTCAAAGATACTACGGAAGGTGCTATTGCGGTTATGAATCAATTTGGCATAAGTGCAAAAGACTTGGGTAACGCCCTTGGTGCAATCAATGCTGTTGCTGCTGAATTTGCTGTTGAAGCTCAAGACTTAATTGAAGGTGTTCGTAAGGCTGGTGGTGCTTTTAAATCTGCTGGTGGTGATCTAAATGAATTTTTAGCATTATTCACATCGATTAGGCAAACAACTAGAGAAAGTGCAGAAAGTATTGGAACTGGCCTTAGAACTATATTTACTAGGGTACAGCGTAATCAAACTGTTGAAGCACTTAAAGAAATTGGCGTAGAACTAAGGTATACAGCAGACGAAGCTAAAGCTGCTGGCGATTTAGGTCTTGCAAATCAGTTTGTTGGGCCATACGAGGCTGTTAAAAGACTTTCTGGTGCTCTTAATGAGCTTAGATCTACCGATCCAAGGTTTAGTGCCATTATCGAAGAACTTGGTGGATATAGGCAGATCTCCAAGGTTATACCACTTATCCAAGAATTTGGTGTCGCACAGAAAGCTTTAGGTATCGCCCAAATAGGTGGTGCTTCTCTTGCTCTAAATGCTGCACAAGCACAAGAGGCTTTTGGTGTAAAAATACAAAAGGTTAAAGAAGAATTTGCAGATTTTATTAGAAATCTTACTAATACATCTTCTTTTAGAGCACTCATAGATTTACTTCTCGGTGCTGCTTCTGCTGGTATTGCACTTGCTGATTCTTTAAAAGGGGTTTTGCCAGTTATAACTGCTATTGCAGCAGTGAAGACGGTTCAAAGTTTGACTGGTTTCGCAAAGGGATTTGGTAATACGGCTTTCTCTCCTGCACCAGCAAATCAACCAAGTACATTTTCTCCATTTTTGCCAACTGGGGGAAGAAAAGCTTCTGGTGGAATAATTAAAATGGCAAAGGGTGGAGTTGTACCAGGAGTTGGTAGGGGTGACAAAGTTCCTGCATTGTTAGAACCAGGTGAGTTAGTTATTCCAAGAGGTCGTTTTGAATATGGTGGATTAGCATCTAATTTAAAATCTCCAACTATAAAACAACTTGTACAATATGTTGATGTTGATGAAGGAAAATATTCTGCTGGTCAACGCATAAATCCAACGGACAACATAGTTTATAATATAAAATATTCTGGAGTAAATGATCCATCATCTATAGATCCTAAAATACCTTTTCCAGAACAAGGAAAAATATTTGAACAACATGTTGCTCAAAGGTTTGGTGGCAAGCTTGCAAAAGGAAACTTTGCTGTAGATATGTTTGCTGGAAATTACCCATATGAAATAAAAAACACTAAAGAATTTGTTCCAGAAACAGAGTTGGAAGATAAACTTGTTAGATTTAGAATTGCACAAGGTATTAAGCAATTTTCAAATTCATTTTATAAAAACGAAACAATCAATCTTGGTGAACTTGGGGTTGTATACAACACTGCAAAAATTAGTGATTTAGATAAATTGAATGATAAAGGGGTTACGGTATTAGACAAAAACAAAGATATAAAATCATTAGTAAAAACAGATGCTGCTACTGCAAAATTAGACCCATCAGTAACACCGTTTGTTGCTCCAAAGTCACCACCGAAGGGAAAAGCCCTTGGCGGTTTAGTTCCAGGAGTTGGCAATACTGACAGTGTTCCATTAGATTTGCCCATTGGTTCTTATGTAATTAAAAAATCTTCAGTTAATAGCATAGGTGCTTCAAACTTATCTCGACTTGGAAGGGCTGGTGGCGGTGTTATTCCATCATTAGTTATGCCTGGGGAATATATCTATAGTCCAGATGAAACAAAACAGATTGGCGTTTCTAATTTAGACCATATGAATACGACTGGTAGAAAGAAATTTGCTAGTGGTGGTTACGGCACATTAACACCAGCAGAAATAAAAAATGCACAAAGGGTTGAACAACAACTTAGGATACCAACAAACTCTAGAGAAAGAGATCAAAACAGACAACAGGCCATAGGTGTTGCACAAGATATTACTCAAACTGGAAAAGATATAAAACCGCTTTTGGATGCAAATAGACAAGTAACAAGACAGATATTAGTGGGTTTAAGATATGAAAAACTTTTAACTGAAGAAAAAGGAAAATTAACAGAAGCTTTGTCTCAACAAGAAAAAGATGTAAGAAAAGCAAAAAAGGCTGAACAAAGAGATATTAGGGCCGGTGTACCAACTACTGCTTCTACCGCCACTAGAGTAGCAGCAGAACAAGCTTATGCTACTACGCTTTCTAAATTAGGAAATGTAAATACAGAGTTAGCAGACAATAGAAAAAAAATAGGGCAAGATGAAAGATCTAGGGTAAGGGTGCAGGGAGATATTGAAAAATTAAAAAATAAGTATCAAAAAAATCCAGATGGAAATCTTACAAAAGATGGAGAGGTAATAACATCAACCTATGGCAATGCCTATAAAAAAGAATTAAAAAGCAATCTTTCTGATTATAAAAAACTTTATGGTGAAGAGGCAACTGGTTCAAGTCGCAGGGGAGTTAGAGAAAATCTTCAAGAAAGAGTAAAGGCTGGATATTTTCAACAATTAAAATCTTTTTCTGAAGCAAAAGGTTTGGAATTTAACGAAGGTTTTGCAAATAAGCAAGCCGATCAAATGGCTAAAGAGACTAGGGCAGGAAGAAGAAAACTGCAAACAACAGGCACAGGTGAATTTTACGATGCAAATTTGGCTAAACAATTAAAATCAGAAGGTTATTCAGCAACAGGTGAAAAGGGAAGACTTAGAAAAATTACAGATTTTGGAAAAGGTCTTGTTTCAAAAGAAGGTCTTCAAAATAGTGCTTTTGCTGTTAGTAGCGGTATTGGCCTTTTAGGTTCAGCCATAGGGCCACAACAAGATGACTATAAAAAAGCTATTGCTGGTGGAACACAAAGTGAAGACATAGCAAAAGCTGGTGCTAAAATTTCTGGTGGTTTAACAGGTGCTGCTACTGGATTAGCAATTGGAAGTTTTGCTGGTCCTTTTGGTATGGCTGCTGGTGCATTAATTGGTGGAATTGTTGGTGTAGCATCAGGTTTAGCTGATGCCGAAAAACAAATTTCAAACATAAAATTAGAAGAGTCTGGAAATAAGTTAAAAAATGCTTTTGAGGTTGCTGCTACATCATTTGGAAAAATATCTCAAACAAATCTTACAGAAATTACAATGCTTCAATCAAAAATTGATGAAGAAATTTCAAAAAAAGCAGATGCTTCTACTAGTTATCTTACCAAGTTTAATCCTTTTGGCAGCAAAAGCCTCGCAGTTCAATCTGCTGAAAGTGGTGCTATAGAAAGAAAAAATCAATATGCTGGACAAGCAAGTGGTATCAATTCTCTTTTATCAAAACAAATTCAAGAAGATGTAAAAAGCTCACCTGTTGTTAAAGATGAAAATGGAAAACCAAAACCTTACAACATAGAAGGTTTTTTTAATGATAATGCAAATGCAGATCAAATTACAAGATTGGCAATTGGTTTAGGGCAACCAATAGATAAAATTAAAAAACAGCTTGCAACATTTGCAAAAGATTTTGAAAAACAGCAAAACGCTGCTAAAAATCAAACGCAAGCAATTGAAGCAGCACAAAAATTAAGTATTTCATTTTCTCTTATTGCTGATGCTTCAAATAATGCTGCTAATTCACTCAATAATTTAACACCAGCTTTTCAAAATATAAGCGATTCACTATTTTCAAATTTTTCAGTTTCGCAAAAACAAAAAATATCAAGTGAAATTCAACTTCCTTCCATAGATCCAAAAGCTTTTGTGTCAAACTTAACAAATGTTACTGGTGGTCTTGGATCGTCTGGACAAGATTTGCAATCTTCTGGAATGGTATTGGCACAAATGTCTTCATTGCTCCCAAGCATTCTTGCAAATATAAGACCTAATGATATGGGTGGTGGTAAAGATCCACAATCAGCATTGCGTAGTGCTTTAACTGCACAATTAAAAAATGTTGGTGGTCTTGATGAAACTCAAATACAAAGCCATGTAAATTCGGTAGTTGGAAAAATGGGCGAAGACTTTGCAAAAATGCTTTCAGAGTCTGGCGGTGATTATAATGAACTTGCAAAAAAATTAATGTCAAATGTTTCCGATCCATTCTTAAATGCCTTTAAAGCTATAACAGTTAACTTAGAAAAAGCAGCAGACACATATGTTGGTGGAATAAATAAATTAGCTCAAGCGACACTTACAACTGTACAAGAGTATGACAAGCTTTCAAAGATTCAACAGCAAACAAGGAATATTAGAACGAATATAGCTATTGAAGATGAAATAAAAAAACAAAAAAAAGCAAAACCATTTTCTGATGTGCATGAAAATGTAATAGGTTTGAATATGACAAGTGTCGCAGATCAAACTCAAGCATTCAGAGAACAACAGGCCAGATTAACTGGTGTTAATGCAAATGATCAACAATTGACACCAGATCAAATACAAGCAAAAATAGTGGAAAATAGATCTAGAACAGAAAAAGCACAAACAAAGCAAAACAATTCAAAGTTAACCGCTAAAGAAGGTAGGGGCGATTATGTTGATGCCACAAATGAGTTGGGAAAGTTAAAAGTAGAGGCTTCTCTTCTTAATCAGGCTATGAAAAACCTTGCTGATTCAACTGAAGAAATTTCTGCAATTGAACAAAGAGTTGGTAAAATAAAACAAGAAATAGCAAAAGAAGAACAGGATAATGCAAGAAAACAATCTGAGACAGAACATCAAGGTGAAAAATTATTAACATCATCGCCAGAACAATTGCAAAGGCTTCAAGCTGGAGCACAATTAACAAATGCAGCAAAATCAATTGGTGGAAATCTTCTCAGATTTAATACTGAACAAAGAAAAGCTATTTTTGAATATTTAGATTTTTCTGGAGATGAAGGCAAAAAATTAAAATCTCAGTTTTTACAAGCAAGTGGTTTTGTATCTAAGCCAGAAACACAAATGCAGGATAAATTTGGTCCACAATTAACGCAATTAAACGCACAACTTCTTGCGGTTATGGCGGTAAGAGAACAAGCACAGACAAACATAATAAAAGATCAGCAAACTTTACAAGGTGCATTTTTTACACAACTTTCTGCACAAAATGAAGTGTTCTTTACAAGGTTAGGACAACAATTGTTAATGCCACAAGTGGCTCAACAACAGCAGATTGGATTTGAAACTAATGCAAAATTAACAGATATGCGAGCTTCGGCAAAGTCTGTTGGTTTATTTAATCCATTAGATCAGTTTGCTGCACGAAACGGTAAGGAAAATGGACAAGCCTATTACAATGATATAGTAAGACCAAAAACTAAAGAAATAACTTCTTTTTTAGATGCTGAACAAAAAAGAAGACAAATAGCAGCTAGTCAAAATGCTTTTAATGGACAAGAAACATCCATAGCTGATCAATCTATAAAAGGTGGTCAATTTGACATCAATGGTTTAATAACGGCACTTGGAAGAAATCAAGTTATTCAAAATAGTGGTCTTGATATAGAAAAAATAAGTACTCAAATACAAAAGGACAATAATGGTGGAACAGACCCTAAACAATTAGGACAAATCATAGCTTCTGTTATTAAAGAAAAACTTACTTTAGCTCAAACTGAACAAGAAGCAATACAAGGAAATTTAGCTGGAAAATTAGGTCTTAGCATCAATGATAAAGGCACAATATCTCAAAACCAAAAGAATAGCGAAAATGGTCTTGGCGGTTTTGTAATGCAATTAATAGGCCAAAATACTACTGGCTCTGTTTTTGCTCAAGCTACTGAAGATGTAAAAAGACTTGGTGGTGTTATTGGTACACAATTTACTGCTCAAATAACTAATCTTGAAGGACAAGCAGCAGCAGCAGCAGCACAAGTCGCAGCATTAAATATTCAAATAGGGGCTTTAGGTCAACCAAAACCTCCAGCACCAAATGTAAATCCTCTTGCACCACAACAAGCAGGAAATCTACCAGTTGCACAAGTTGGAATAAATCCAGCTTTATTAGCAGCGATGCAAAATCAAGGACCAATTTTTCAAAATCCAGCAATGGACCCTAATCAACTAGGGCCAATTTTACCAAACAACCCTCTTTTTAGACCAGTAGCACCGCAGGGAAAAAGCACTGGCGGTATGGTAACTCATTCTTCTGCGATGGTTGGTGCAGATCCAAAAGTATTTAAGCCAATAGGTCCAGATACAATACCAGCTATGTTAAATCATGGCGAATATGTGGTTAATGCAAAAGCAACAGCAGAAAATCTTCCTTTGCTACAAGCTTTAAATGGCGGTGGAACAGTCAAACCTACGAAAGCAATGAATGATGGCGGTGCTGTTAATTATTTACAAGTTGGTGGTGGACCTATTGATGCTCCTTTTCCTGTTAATAGAGTTGAAGCAAGGCGACTTTTAGAATCAGAAAAACAAAGAAGAATTGATCTTGCCATATTGGAAAAATTTGGAAATCTTAGGGGTTCTTGGAGAAGAAATGCTTTAAATAACTCTTTAAGAATACAAGCTGGAGATAGCGATCTTACAAATATTCCTTATCAGGGTGGAGAATTTCTTGTAAGTGCAATAGTTTCTCCTGCATTTAGTGAGCCTTGGACTCCAATTAAGGATATTACAACAGCAGGGCTACAAACAAATAATTTAAATCCACAACAAAAAGAAGCGTTAAGCAAAAGACAAATTTTTGGAATGCCATTAAATATTAAACCAGTTAATTATCAATACATTACTGGAGTTACAGACAAATATATTCGTGGTGATTTAACTCAAGATCAAAAAAACAGTAATTTTAATGCTAATCGAAATGTTTTTGATGTAACAGCAAAAGACGCACAAGGAAATACCAAAGAATATTATAGAAGAAGAGCAAACTTAAATCCTTTCTTTCAAGGTTTATTAGTATATGGTGCTCCAGTACAATTTGGTGAAAATAAAAAATTTAGCGATAGGTTTGGATTTAGTCTTGCGGATGAAAATTTTCCAGTATTAGGTTTTTCTAAGGGAGGTCAAGCTGGTCGTAGAACTCCAGCTATGGTTCAATCTGGAGAATTTATTGTTGGTGCAGATAAGGCTAAAAAGAACAAAGGTCTTTTAGATCATATGAATGGTGGGGGCAAGGTTAGTTATTTGAGCTTTGGTGGCATGATGAAAAAAGATGAGTTCATGAGAAATTCATGGAACCCAGGTGAAAATGCTTTGTATGATGATTTAAAAGGTGTTGGTAGGCTTAAAATTAAACGAACTGATCCCATAAGGTTAGGTGCAGTAGGAGAAATGGGGCCACAGATTCCAAGAGAGAGAGCATCCTATAGAGATTATGCAAGACATTATCTTGGAGAAGGAAAAGCTGCTCAAATTTCAAGAGTTCTAGATAGACCACCAGGACTTGATGACAATGCACCAACTACTAGATTGAGGAAAACTTCAAGGCTATTTGATGATATGTTGCGGTCTGGAGAATTAGATAGGCCAAGCGAACTTACTGCTGGTATTTATAAACCAAAATATGATGTAGCAACTACCTACCCGCAAGGGAACAGTATGTTGGAAATTGATACTCTTAGACATGAATTTGGTGGTCATGGGGCACAATTTGCTGCTGAAATAAAAGGTTCTAGACTTAATAATACAGTATCTGGATCTTTTGACATGGAGGGTTTAGGAAATGATAAGAAACCAACACGATTCCTTGCTGAACTTCATGCAAGAATGGTTCAATTAAAAGATCCATTAGCCAGATTTGAAATGTTTAAATACTTTTCAACCTCTAATGGTGCTGCTGCTGCTTATGGCTCATCACCGTGGTTGGGTAAAGATGGGCGAGGATGGCATGAAGATGCTCTTAAATACGCAAACGAAAACGATGGGCTTGTTAAAATAGATGATCTCTTAAAAGGGCGTGGTAAAGGCCAAGAGGTAAATCTTATTGAAGAGATTATGAGAAGGGCGGGTAAAGACACATCAGTAACAACTCAAATAGACGGTAAGACATATCTTGATACAAAAAAAGCTTTTGGCTTTAAGCCAATGCCAACAGTTAAATTATCGGCTGCTGATGAAATTGTTAGAAACACATTTGCTGGTACAGAGTCATCTGTTGATCGTTCAGTGCAACCTAAAAAAACAGTAGGTGCATCAAATCCAAAAATTGGCTCACCATTTGTTGGTGCTGGTAAAAAAGCTGTAGTTGCAGGATTAGTTGCTGGAGTATCTTTATTAGGGGCTGGAAAATCATTCGGACAATCATTCGGACAAGAATTCGAAAAACCAATTGACGCACCAGAAATTATTGCAAATCCAGCAGCCGTTGCAGGAGATCAATTAAAAATACAAAAAGAATTGTCTAAAAAAAGATGGGATGCAGCTTTAATGGCGAGTTTTGGTATTGCTGGTGTTGGTGCTGTTACTGGTCTTGCTTTATGGGCAAAACAAGCATCAACTAAGAGTACAAATAACAGTATAGCAAATTTATTTCCTGATGATCCAAAAAATGAGTCAGGGGTTAACGAAAAAAGAAGTCAATATAGAAATGGAGATATTAAAACTAGACTTAAAATGATAGAAAAACTTTCTCCAGAAATAGTAAAAGAAAATGCAAGGTTTATAAGAAATACAACATCTAGTAATCCACTCGTTAGAAATATTCCTGGTGCTGGATTCCTTCAGTATCTTCTTCCTGATGCCGTTAAAGGTATTGGAAACATTGGTAAGGGTATTGGTAATATTGTTGGCAATTTTAACAGTGGTGAGCTTGGGGCAAATATTATCAAAGCTCTTACTGTTGGCAAATCAGACGAAATACCAATGAATAAAGCTGGTGGAGTAGATTGGGGTAAAAATGTTCCAATTGAAATGTTAGAAGCTGGTATAAAAAATCCAGACACCACTCCACAAATGAGGGCTGTTTTACAAAAAATAATAGATAAGAGAACAGGAAAGCCAACTTCAGAAGTTTCAACAAAACCAGTTAGTTCAACAGAAGCTGCTGACATATCTCAATATGAAAGAGATGCTGCTAATTTTAAACCAGGAGATGTAGAAAAAGCAAAAGCTCAGAAGGCTATAGACGATGCAAAAAAACAGGGTGTACTAAACAATGAGTTATCTAGAAAAGATAGGGCTACAGTTAAAAAAGACATGGCTGGAACAACTATTTCTCAGTTGCAAATAGATGAAAAGGCAGAAAGAGGAAAAGCAAATGAATTTTTGCAAGCAGAATTAGATAAAATTTATGGTGATAGAAAAGTAGAAAAAGTAGTTACAACAAGTGGTGCAAATTTAACTAAAGAAGAAAGAGCAAAATTTAGATCATTGTCTAATGATGAACGAATTAGTTTTTTAAAAGACAAGGGTATAAAAGATCCTAAATTTGATACTATAAAAAGCAGAAATACTCCTGTTGACCCTAAAATAATTGAATCAATTCAAGCAAGAAACCCAAATCTTTTAGCAAATCAAATTTATAATGAGGGAAGGTCAAATGTTACTAAGGGAGAAGTTTTTAACGGTCCGCTTTCGCCAGAATATATTGCTGAAAGAAATGCAAGAATTGCAAAAAATTTAGCAGTTTATCAAAATATAGAAAGTGTAAGAGCGTTAAGGGCACAAGCATTTAATGATGCAAATGTAATGCTTCAACAAGAAAGAAATGCAAATATTGCACATCAGCAAGGGCAATTAGATGCTAGAAGAGCAAGAATCGCAGAAGCAAGAGCACAGGCAGCGAATGCAAGGCCAGTAGTTCCAGTGGTAAGACCAGTGGTTCCAGTAGTTCCACCAGTCGTAGCACCAGTGGTAGCACCAGTGATTCCACCAGTTGTGCCAGTAGAACCAGTAGTTCCAGAACCTGTTAAGCCTATTGTTGCTGAAAAGCCACCAGTGGTTCAAGAATTTAAACCGCCAGTTGTAGAAACTAAGCCAGTAACAACCCCGATAGAGCCACCTAAATCAACAAAACCTATACCAAAAGTTGTTCCAGAGGTTACTCCACAAGTAACCCCAAATAAACCAGTAGTGCCACCTTCAAATAAGCCAATAGTAACGCCACCACCAATAGAAACAACGCCACTAGTAACCCCAACTGAACCAGTGGTAATACCAGAGGTTACTCCAGAGGTCAAGCCTCAAGTTACTCCAGAAGTTGTTCCACAAGTAACCCCAAATAAACCAGTAGTGCCACCTTCAACTAAACCAGTAGTTGTGCCACCAATAGTAACAACGCCACTAGTAACTCCACCAGTGGTAACCCCACCAGTGGTAACTCCAGAAGTTAAACCAAATGACACAACTAAACCAACACCTAGAACACCAGCATCAACTAAACTTTTTGGACCATTAGAATCTCCAATAGACTATCGTAGGGCAGAAGCATTCAAATTTCTTCAAGATAGAATTAATTTATTAAGAGAAAATGCTGGAGTAAGTGCTGGAGAAATAAATCAGGCTAATGCAAGATGGAGTGGATTTAGCAAAGCTGAACTTGATAGAATGAATTCAGATGCCAGAAGTATGATTAATTTAAGTGATAATAAGAAAACTGCTGCCGAAAGATTGTTTAGGATGAAAACTATCGCTAATGCAAAAGTTGTTGGTGGCATTAATCTTGCTACTGGAGTTATAGGACCGCATGTTCTTGATATAGTCGCCAATTATTTAAGAAATCCAGCAGAACTAAGAAAAGCTGAAGCATTAAAAGAAGCTGGTAAAGCAACACTTACTACTGGTGCAACTTTTGCTGTTCTTGGAACACTTGCAAGTTATGTACCAGCCGTTGCACACTTTTTACCAGTTCTTGAACCTCTTATGGCCCCAGTACTTCTTGATTCTGTAAGCAATTTAAGTAATAGCATAGAAGGAATAGCTGGTGATGATCAAATAGCGAACACAATAAAAGTTTGGCAGAAAGGTTTTCCAGATATTGCTTCCATTTATCCAGCAAAAGGAAAAGAAAGAAGTTTTCTAGAAAACCTTACTCCAGAAGGTAGCGAAGGAGCAAATGTAAATGCCGAAGGTTTAACTTTGGCTGGTGGTGCTCTTTTAGGAACAGGACTAATTGCTGGTGGTGTTGCTCTTGCACCAGTTACTGTTGCTGCTGGAGTTGGATCGCTAGTTGTTGGAGCATACAAAGTTGCATTAGATGCACAAGCTGTTGGAGAAAGAAAAAAACGACTTGGAGAAAATCTTTCAGTAAGAAGAACATTGGACAAAAGATTTCAAAGAAGAGGATTTAATTCTATTGATGCTGACTTCATGTTAAATCCAGAGAAAAAAGAATATATAGATTTACAGAACAATGATCCATCAACTTTTGCAACTAGATTTTCTGATGAACTTGAAGCATCTGTTATACCTTTAGAAACACTGACTATGAATGATAGGGCCAAAAAAGGAAATTGGCGTGATGTTGCTGGAAGTATGATTACTTTTCCATACTTTAGTGCAAATGATGCTAAAACATATGAAGCACTTGAAGAATACGAAAAAACTATTTCGCAAACACAGGGCGGTAGAGATAGGAATGTTTTAAATCAAGATAGATTAGGCTTTTCTTCTGATTTTGCATCAGAAATAACAGATCTTGAAAAGGGTCAGGCTAATGAACAAACTCTTACTGCCGTTAGAGCAAAATACTTAGCCAAAATAACTAAAGACGATCCTTTGAAAAGAGATAAAAAGGGTACATTAGACCCATTTGATTCAGATATCAAAGAAGTAATGGATGAAAATAAAAAAGCAGCAATATTCTCAAGGGTTGCTTTTAAAGACGAAAAAAACTACCCTATGCTTAGAGGTAGATTGTACGAACTTCAAAAAAATAAAGATCCACTTTATGAAGAAATTTTAAATTCATTAAATGCAGACAAGATTGATCTTTACAAAAGAATTGGAAAAGAAAAATATGTTCCAGAGTTTTCTGAGTTAATAGATGGAAATAAATATCCATTAGATGATAGTGTGATACCAGATTATCAACCAAATTGGGAATTGTTACAAAATAACGACCCAGTAGAATTTGCTAGATCAAAAATACTAGCATACAATATAGCAAAAGGTGTTTTAGAAAATAAACTTTCTGAAATAAATAAAGCTTCAAGTTTTTCGATTTTGACTGACGATAAAAAAACATATGATGATTTAAGCAAAAAATATTTTAACGATAAGTCATTTATTGCAAAATGGATATTAAAAAGAGATACTTATCCAGAAAAACAAAGAGAAGCAGCACAAAAAGAAGCCAATCTTCCAACTTTAAGTCAAGCAATAACTGATGTTTATCCAAAGTATGATTTTGCAAAAGCTTTCTTGTATGGGAATAAAGACATATTTCCAAAGGGTTACATCGAACAATATGGTGAACAAGAGGCCAAAGAAAAAGCATTCTATTTAGATAAAAGTGGCGTTGCAAACAATACAGATTTAAGCAAAATTCCAAAAGAAGATCTTCAAAAAGCTGCTTTCAAGTTATTTTTAGGTAAAAAAATACAAGATGCTGATTTTAAGTGGGGAAAAATACTGCCGACTCCTGTTGATGCTAATTACAACAAAATAGGAGAAAGACAAAGAGAAGTATATCCTACGCAAAATCCTTGGTTTAAATATGACCCTAGAAAAGAATCAGATAAAACAGACGATATGGTAGCTGATAGATTTCTTCAGCCAGCTAGAGAGCTAGAGTTTCCTGTTGCAAGACAAACTCAACCTAAACCACCACTTGCTCTGGCCTCTGGCGGTATTGTTCCAAGCAGTGCTCCAAACCCTGACCCATCCTTCTTTGTTGCAAAGGGTAGTGATACTGTACCAGCAATACTATCTCCTGGTGAGTATGTAGTTAATGCCAAAGCAACTTCCGCTAATCTCCCTCTCTTGCAAAATCTTAACAGTGGTGGGGCGGTAAAGTATTTATATCGTGGTGGTGATCTTCAAGCTATAAACCCATACTATGCTAGATATTCTGGACAATCTCCAGGCAGTGGATACATTTACTCTGATGAAAGAGATAGGACAGACTTTGATATAGGAACACAAGGTTATTTAGCTTCTAGAGTCTTTAACCCTAGAGTTAATGCAAATACCCTTGGTGGTTTGTCTAATTATATGGCAGATAGAACAGGCTCTTTAAATAAGAAAGGGTATGGAAGATATACTTTCAATAATAGAATAGGACAAAAACATCTTAAGGAGTTTGGATCAGAAGCCCCATATGGTTCAATAGGTTTTGGTGGTGGTCCAATACCAGATTTTGTTGGTGGTTTAAACGCACTATCTGATTCTTCATTTGGTTCACCAAGATTAGCTGGTGCTGCAAAGTTTTCATTAGAAGATTGGGCTTTTAATGATATTCTTAAGAACAAAGAAATTTCTAGAGCACCAATAACTGGATATAGAACATCGGCTGTTGGAAGTCGTTATATATCTGGATTAATTGGTGGTCCACCAAATCATGGCGACAATGGTCAAAACTATGATAAAGTTAGTCTTAAAGACTATATGAATGAGCTTGGTTTTAGTAAAGCTGGAAATCAAACATTTCAAGGCGTTGGTGCAACCAAAGCATTAGCTTCTGGATTCCTTGCAGACATTCCAGGAAGCAATGTTGGCATAGCTCAACAGGCAATATCTTCAATACAAAACAATGGGCTAGGAAGATTATCAGTAAATAATACAGATGTGGCAGCAGCTACAGCATTAGATGTTATTAAAAATGCAAGAATGTCACACTATAATCAGCCAAGCAGCTTTTTCTCAAACGGTGGATCAACTACTGACACTCAACCAGCTATGTTAACACCGGGTGAGTTTGTGGTAAGTAAACCAGCAGTAGACAGAGTTGGAACTTCATTTTTAGACAAGGTTAATAACTATGCCAAGGGTGGACCAGTTGGTTATTTTTATAATGGAACTGGTAAATCTAGTGGTAGTGGAGCAATTGCAGGTTTTGATGCATCACAACTACAAGCAGCAGCAGGATCTATGGATAGTGGTGCAAGAACATTGGGCAAAACCTTAGAAGTTGTTTCTGGGTCATTTAATTCTGCAAGTTCAACTTTTAATCAAGCAATATCAATTATGAATACTGCTGCATCAGCCATGAATTCTGCTAGTCGTAATTTTCAAGTGGCGGTAAACGATTTAACATCTGCACTAGATCGTATACCAAGTACAATAAATTTAGCTATTGCACCACTATCATTAAATGTAAGCTTTAACACACCAAGTGTACTACTAGCAATACAGCAATCATTATCTGGAATAACATTAAATGTTGCAGCACAAATACGAAACGCTATTACTGGATTTCAAAGGGATGAGTTAGCTTGATAAAATTAAGGATTAAAATATG